TTTGGAGATGGTTTAGGATATTTAATGGCTCCATTAAATTATGATTTACAAGTAATTCAACAGATTGAAATGAATCAAATGATTAGATTAAGTAACTATTCATTTGAGATTAGAAATGATAAATTAAGAGTATTCCCAATTCCTAATTTTAGTACTCAAGCTCAAGAAGCAGAACCACATAGAATTTGGTTTGAATATATTTTAAGAGACGATAGAATTAATAGTGCTGTACAACAACGTCCTGATAGAGTAACTAATGTATCAAATGCTCCATATGAAAATCCAACTTATGAATTTATTAATTCAGTTGGTAGACAATGGATATTTGAATACACTTTAGCATTATCAAAAGAAATGTTAGGGTATGTAAGAGGTAAATATGGTACAATACCTATACCAAACGCAGATGTTACATTAAACCAATCAGATTTATTAGCAGCTGCAACAGCAGAAAAGGTAGCATTAATAGAAAGATTAAGGGCTTATTTTGATGAAACTTCAAGAGCAGCTTCTTTAGAAAGAAGAGCAAATGAAGCAGATTCTAAAATGAAAGAATTACAACAAGTACCTTATACAATTTATGTAGGATAATATGGCAATGTACACTAGACTTAGGGATGTATCTCTAATGAGAAAATTCAATAGAGAGTTAATGGGTAATATTATTACTCAACAAGCCGCTGTCTATCAATTTAAACTAGAAGAAACTAAAGTAAACATATACGGAGAAGCAGCTGAAGAAAAATATTATGATGGTCCTTTTTTGTTTAATGTTTTAATAGATAGAGGTGATCAACAATATCCTGAAGGTGAGTATGAAGGAGTACAATTTGAGCAAGGCATTAACTTTTTCTTCTTTAGAGATGATTTAGTAGATGCAGATATAGTACCTAGAGTAGGTGATATTATTTTATACGAAGAAAGGTATTATGGAGTTCAAAGTACAATTGCGAACCAATATTGGGGTGGAAAGAATCCATCATATCCTAATAATGATTCTGATGGTACTCCAAACCCATTAAACCCTGATTTAGATGAATTTGGTAATAGCGTATCAATTCTAGTATCAACATACTATATACCAGCTGATAAAGTAGCTATTTCACCATATATAGAAAGAATGTAATGGCAAAACCTAGAAAACCAGTACCAAAATATCAATTAACTTTAAGTCAAAATAAACATCAAGCTTTTGATTTAGAGAGGGGTAATCCTAATAGAGCAAAATCTCCAATTAATCCTAATTACCAAGAAACAGGTATACCTTTTAATAGGTCTACTAAAATGAGTTTTAAGGATGATGATACTAAACAATATTCAATTGGTATTAAGGATATAGATGAAGCTATTTTTTATTATTTTAATAATACTATTCAACCTTTCGTTTATCAAAATGGTGAAAGAAGGAATGTACCTGTAATATATGGTGCTCCTGAAAGATGGAAATCATTTCAAAGAGATGGTTACTACAGAGATAAATCAGGTGCAATTATGCTTCCTATTATAGTAATTAAAAGAGATAGTATAGCTAAAGATAGAACAGTAGCAAATAAATTAGATGCAAATCAACCTAATTTATATGGTAAATGGTCTAAACAATATAGTTCAAAAAATTTTTATGGTAATTTTGCTGCTTTAAATAACAGAAAACCTGTTGAAAAATTTCATGTAGTAGCTCAACCTGATTATGTAACTATGGAATATAGTTGTTTAATCCAAACTTATTACATGGAACAATTAAATAAAATAATTGAAGCATGTGAATATGCATCTGATGCTTATTGGGGTAATCCTGAAAGATTCCAGTTTAGAGCATTTATTGATTCATTTACTACTGCAACAGAATTATCACAAGGTAGAGACAGATTAGTTAAAGGTACATTTAACATTAGATTAAGAGGTTATATACTTCCAGATACTATCCAAAAAGAATTAAATTCAACTAAAGTTTATAATTCAAAAGCTAAAGTTACTATTACATCCGAAGCAGTAAGTGACATAGATAGTATATATTATCCTGAAGCTAATCCTACCGATGATGGTAGAAAAAGAAATTTAAGAGATTTACAATAAATGAATCTTTAATATAATTTATATATATTTATAACAAATCAAACTATATATTATGGCAATTAAAAAGTTATCAGAAGAAGAGTTACAAACATTAAAAAGTTTTCAAGAAAAAACTAATACCATAGTTGGTGGTTTAGGAAAAATAGAGTTGCAATTAGCAGCTTTAGAAGACCAAAAAGACAATTTTTTAGAAGATTTTAAAGAATTGCAAAAAGAGCAAAATAAAACTGCTCAAGAACTGCAGGAAAAGTATGGTGAGGGTAATATTGATTTAGAAAAAGGAGAAATTACCATCGCAGAATAATTTTTTGAAATAACTTCTAATATTTATAATAAAATAAACAATTATAATAACATAAGCAATGGCAGAAACATTAATATCTCCAGGTGTATTAGCAAGAGAAAATGATCAGTCGTTTATTGGTTCAAGACCTGTTACATTTGGTGCCGCTATAATCGGCCCAGCAGTTAAAGGTCCTGTTGAAATTCCAACAGCGGTTTCTTCATTTTCACAATATGAAGCTATTTTTGGGGGAGCTGTAGAGAGCGGTTCTCAATACTACACTTATTTAAATTCAATTGCAGCTAGAAATTATTTCGCAAATGGTGGTGAATCATTATTAGTAACTAGAGTAGTATCTGGTTCTTTTGGTTCTGCATATACTTCAGGTAGTACAGCAGGAGCAAACGGAAGTGGAATTGTATCAGTAGGATTTTCAGATTCACAAGATGCAGGTTACCAAAAATCATCATTTCAATTAAAAACAATTTCTGAAGGATCAATTATGAACTCTTCAGGTTCACTATCTGCAAGTGGTAGTTTAGTAAGTGGTTCAGCAGATAACCTAAGATGGGAAATCGCTTCAGTAAATACTTCTTCAGGTAATTTTTCATTATTAATTAGAAGAGGAAACGATACAAGTGGTCAAAAAGCAATTTTAGAAACTTATAATAACCTTTCTATGGACCCAACAGCTGCTAACTACGTAGCTAAAGTAATTGGAGATAGTTACTTTACAGTAGAGCAGGATGGTTCAGACTACTATGTTAAAACAAATGGTAGTTATGTAAATAGAAGTGCTTATGTTTATGTTTCTGCAGTAAATACTCCAACACCAGATTACTTCGATAATGATGGTAATCCTAAAGATGCTTTAACAGGTAGTTTACCTGCAGTAGGATCAGGTTCATTTACAGGTGGTTCAGGAGATAATTACTATAATAATGATGCTAAATTTAATGAAGCAATTACAGCAGGTAATATTCAAGGTATTGGTCCTAACGATTATACACAATCAATTAACTTATTAAGTAATAAGGATGATTATCAATTTAATGTAGTTTCAGCTCCAGGTTTAATAAATTCATTACATGGATCTCAAGTAAATTCATTAGTAAGTTTAGCAGAAGGAAGAACAGATTGTATCGCAGTAATTGATTTACAATCTTATAATTCAACAATAGGAAACGTAGTAGGACAAGCTAGTGGATATGATACTTCATATGCTGCTACATATTGGCCTTGGCTACAAACAATTGATGCAGGAACAGGACAAACAGTATGGGCTCCAGCTTCAGTTTATATCCCAGCAGTATATGCATTCACAGATTCTTCTTCAGATCCATGGTTCGCACCAGCAGGTTTAATTAGGGGAGCTTTAGGAAGCGTAATTAGAGCTGAAAGAAAATTAACTTCAGGTAATAGAGATACATTATATGAAGCAAATGTTAACCCAATTGCAACATTCCCAGGAAGTGGAGTTGTAGTATTTGGTCAGAAAACATTACAGAAAAGAGCAAGTGCATTAGATAGAGTAAATGTAAGAAGATTGTTAATTTCTCTTAAGAGCTATATTTCTCAAGTATCAGATAACTTAGTATTTGAACAAAATACAATTGCTACAAGAAATAGTTTCTTAGCACAAGTTAACCCATACTTAGAATCAGTACAACAAAGACAAGGATTATATGCCTTCAAAGTAGTAATGGATGAAAGCAATAACACACCAGATGTTATAGATAGAAATGAGTTAGTAGGACAAATTTACCTACAACCAACTAAAACAGCTGAGTTTGTTATCTTAGATTTCAACGTATTACCAACAGGAGCTACATTCCCGTCATAAAAATAAAAGAATAGAATATTTATAATAAAATAAAATAAAATGGCAGTATTAGATCCGAACGAAATATTTTATACAGCTTTTGAGCCAAAACAGCAGAACAGATTTATTCTTTATGTTGATGGTATTCCTTCATACCAAATCAAAGGAATGGGAGCTGTATCACTTACTCAAGGTACAGTTCAGTTAAACCACATTAACGTTGCAAGATACGTAAAAGGTAAAACACTTTGGAATACAATTTCAATGACATTGTTTGATCCAATTACACCTAGTGGTGCTCAAGCTTGTATGGAATGGGTAAGATTACACCATGAATCAGTAACAGGTAGAGATGGTTATAGTGATTTCTACAAGAAAGACTTAACATTAAATATCCTAGGACCTGTAGGAGATATCGTTTCAGAATGGATCATTAAAGGTGCTTTAATTACAGAAGCTAACTTTGGTGATTATAGCTGGGATAATGAAAATGCTGCTCAAGAAATTAGTTTAACTGTACAACCAGATTACTGTATATTAAACTTCTAATATTTCACCCTCCTTTTTATAAAAATTGCTTGGCTTCGGTCAAGCTTTTTTTTATATTAAATATGTATAACATATAATTAAGTTATTTTAAATAAAGACTATGGCTGAATTTAAATTCCCGACCGAAGAAGTTGAATTACCTTCTAAAGGTCTTTTATATCCAAAAGATAGCCCTTTATCAAGCGGTAAAGTAGAAATTAAATATATGACCGCTAAAGAAGAGGATATTTTAACTAACCAATCTTTTATTCAAAAAGGAATAGTATTAGATAAGTTATTATCATCTTTAATTGTAAATAAAGATATCGATGTTGATGATTTATTTGTAGGTGATAAAAATGCTTTATTTGTCGCTGCTCGAATTTTAGGATATGGTAAAGAGTATAAAGTTACAATTGCAGGAAAAGAAGAAGTAATTGATTTAACTGAACTTAATCCTAAAGATGTAGATTTATCTGCATTTGAGGGAGAGAATAATGAACTTTCTTATAAATTAGAAAGTACAGGAACAGTTTTAACTTTTAAGCTATTAAATGGACATGACGAGAAAAAAATTGATAGAGAATTAGCTGGACTAAAGAAAATCAGTCCAAATAACTCAGCAGAATTAACAACTAGATTAAAATATTTAATCACTTCAGTTGATGGTAAGACTGAAACTAAGGATATTAGAGATTTTGTTGATAATTATTTTTTAGCACGAGATGCAAGGGCATTCAGAGAACATGTGAGAAATGTTTCTCCTGATCTAGATTTAACTGTAGTGCTCGACAGTGGGGAGGAGGCGACTTTGCCCATTGGGC